AGAGAGCTTAACCAAGGAACAAACTGCTGTAGGCATGGAGCGACTGAAGCCTCAACAGCAAAAGTTTCTGGACTTGTATTTTAATGGCGATAAAACGCAGACCGCATCCGCGAGGGAAGCTGGGTATAAAAACCCTGCTGTAGCGGCTGTAAGGCTACTCAGAAACCCCATAGTACAGGAACGCCTAGAAGAGATGCGCCTAGAAGCCAGAACGAAGTATGGCGTAACTGTGGACAAGTCTGTGCGCGACCTAAAGAAGATGCGTGACGAAGCATGGGAGCTAGGTAAATATGGTGAAGCAATCCGCGCAGAAGAGCTTAGATTGAAGGCAACAGGGTTACTTATCAACAAGAGCCATGTAATGCATGAAGATGTTAACGCCATGAACAGGGAGCAAGTGCTTGAAAAGCTTGAGGAGTTTCAGCGTATGGCGCAGCGTAGGATGAAGAACGTAACACCAGAACAAGAAGAGGTTGTAGAGATAACTGATGATAACGAAGAAGAGTAAATAGTCCCAAAAAATACCGTTTTCGCGGGGAGGCGGGGTTCACTTCCTCGGGAATCGGGGATTTGTTCGGGAATCGGGCCTCGGGGTGGCTGCCTCGGGGCCTTTTTTGCGTGCAGCGCCAGGCATCGGGCTTGAATTGTTCGGGTTATCGGGGCCGGGGCATCCCGGCGACCCGTAAAATTGTTCGGGTTCGGGCCCCGGCGTCCCGGCTGCCCTGGGTATCGGGGTTCATCGGGCCTGGGAAGACCGGGGTAAGTTTAACAATTGTTCTGACCAGGGCCCGGCGTTCCAGGCCAGCAGCGCCCCAGGGCCGAAGACCGCACAATTGTTCGCCCCCCCGGCCCTCTTCCCAGGGAGGCAGCCCGTGAATCAGACCGCTGCGGGTGTCAAATGTTTGACACAAAAAAGTGCATTTTTTTCTTGATTGAGTGAAAATAGTTTCCTATACTATTATTATAGTGTGAACGAAACAAACTAAACGAGGACGACATGGCTATCTATTATCATACACCAAAACAAAACAATGGCGTTTACGTCATCTGGTCAAAAGCAAAGTCTTTAAAAGAGATTGCACTTAAACTATCCGAGCGTCATGATGACATTGTTGTGACCACTGGTAAAAGAAACGGCAGGCGTGGCAGCAGCCCAATTGTGCCAACTAAAAAGTATCTTTTGCTTGATGGCAAAATGTTACCCGTGAAACAAAACTACTTGCAAGATGAGCTTGCTCGCTTGCTTCCCGCTAATTAAGGAGGGTCAGATGGACTACAACAAGGAAGAAATCACAGAATACTTTGACGATTGGCTCGCGGACACAATGCAGTCACAGGGTCACGAGTGGGTGAAGGACAACCTAGACGACCTACACCACCATGCCTTCAATACTGACTATTACATCATTGGCACGGAACGCGCTATTAACTGGATGGGCAGTTATTGCTGGGACATCATGCAGTTTGTGAAAAGCTATGAAATCGACAACTTCGGCGAGCTAATGACTGATGTTACCAACCCAGAGCGCTTAGTTAATATGTACGTTTACATCATCGGCGAGGAAGTCGTGAGTGAGTACGTCATGGAACAGGAGGCAGCGTAATGGAAGACTTAGAAATTATCCGCTGTGAGAATGGCGTTGGTGAGTGGGAGATTTATCCCACAGGTGAAACCTTTGACACAAGAAAAGAAGCTGAGCAGCGGCTAGCTGAATTAGAGAAGGGGGCAGCGCAATGAGAAATTATCTAGTTACCTTAACCCGGGGCGGGCGCTCTTTCTTTGTCACAGCGAGCAGCTCCCAGGCAGCAGAGCAAATTGTTCTGGATTTTGAACCATACTACAACCCAGATTGGGGACTCGTGGTTCGGGATGCCTAGAAATGTTCGGGTCGGCGGCCCGTAATCCGCCGTGTTTCCTCCCAAACTGGGCCCGCTTCGGCGGGCCTTTTTTTATCCGCCGGGGAAGGCCGAACAATTGTTCTGCTGCACGAGTCCCGCTGCGCCGAGCCCGCTGCTGAATCGCTGCGCCGATGGTGTCAAATTACTGACGCGATAAACTGTATTTTTTTCTTGTTATGATGAAATAAGTTTCTTATAATATAAGAGTAGAAACGAAACAGGAGACTAAAATGATTAAGGTAACTTATAAGATTGATTATCTGGATAACGAACCAGATGTAGAATATTTCGATACCATGCAGGAAGCGCACGAGTGGGCAGATGAAGAGATGGTGCGCCGCGTTGAGTGGGCAGTTACTCATTCACCTCATACCGTCACAGAGAAAGAGGAGCGCGAGCTATTAGAGACTGAGATTAGTCTTATCTCTTTTTCAGAGGAGTATGACGATGAGTAATATTTGGACATTAAAAGATTTTACGCTCGCGCCTAAAAAGGTAGTGGACGAGCATTTCAAGGCGGTCAATCACTTTGCAAAGAATTTGCCTGCTGATTACAATAACTACAAACCGATGAAGGGTTACAGGCACAAGAAGTTTAAAAACTATCAACCGCATGAAGTTCCGAAAGTGGGAACAACAATGTCTTACAAAGGCGAGTTTGTAACTGTTCTCGCAAAAGACAAGGCGCATTTCGTTGCTAGCGGAGTCAAGGTAGTAAACGTGCTTTACGTTAGCTGGGGGAAAGACCCAGAGTCAAAGACCGCGCCGAAGTTCACTTGGGAGAATTGGGAAAAGCAGACAGGATTTAAACGGAGGAAGAAATGAACAAGAAGTACAAAGTTTTTTATATCACAACATATATGAAGAACGGGGATGTGTGGCAAACCAAACGCGGGACAAATGAGGAGTTTGAGGCGTGTTTTAGTTATTGCTGGAAAGGCGACAATGTTCAAAGGGTGGAGGTAGAAGAAAGAATGGAGGAGCTGAATCTGACTAAACCCGAACATATTATCTAATCCCCGGCGGGCTGCGCGTGCAGCTCGCCTTTTCCGGCCCTGGAAGTGAACAATTGTTCGGGCACCGGGCAGCACAGCGCTTGAGATTCGGGACATCGGGGTATCGGGGATTTACATAATGGTATTGGTATAGGCTGCCAGCCTGGTATTGGTAATGGTATAGGATGAAAAATCCGCAGAATTCCGCCGAAATTCGCCGAAATCCGGCGCGGAAATTAATTTTCAGAAAAATAAAAAAGCCAATGTTTTCAGTAGGATAACCCGCACAATTGTTCTTGTTTGCAACTTGTTTCTTTGATATACTGTATAGGCTAGGGCTTGCCCTTGCATTGTGAAACTAAAAAAGGAAACAAAAACAATGACTTACTGGAAACAAGATTACACTTACCCTACATTTGGCGCGGAATACGAATATTATTTTTCTCAGCCTAGCGTTTGCAATTCAATCCGCAAGGTTGAGCAGACCTTATATGATGCTGGCTTTACATGGTTACAGGTTAAACCAGACGGCACTTATGAAGTAGATGTTGAGATAGTAACACCGCCATTGCCAGACGTGCCGCAAGTGTGGGCGGATATGTCTGCTATAATGGAAATCTGCAAAAATTTAGGTTTGAGGTATCGCAAGAAATGCGGCTTGCATATTCATATTGGCAAAAAACGATTAAAGCCAGCTGTTAATATTGACGCGTATATTGAGCATGTAAAGCAACGCGCATCTAGTGTTAGCTTTTTAATGCCTAGTGACGATTGGTTTTCTGGCGCGGATATGTCACCTAAGCTTGTTAAAGACGTCATAAGACGCTATGCAACGTATCAAGACGCTATAGACGATTTTATGCCAGTGTCTCGCGGTGACGGTGCGCCAGACCGCGAGAATTACATGTTTAGGGGCATGTCTAGGGCGGTAGGCGAATTCGCATCACGTTTCGAGGCTTGCCAGACTATATCCGATTTGCGCGATTTTAACTCGATAGGGCGTTCTGGAAAATATAACGCGGTTAACCTTGAGACATGGAATAAGGGCACTATTGAATTTCGCCAGCACCCTAGCACGTTATCATCTGGCAAGGTTAGGAATTGGGTGCGCTTCCTAGTCAACCTTATTGAAACGTCTGACGCTGAGCGCGTAAACTATGGGCAAGCAATTGCCA